CGAGATTACTCCCCCGAGTCTTTCTACTAGGTTTTTATACCTTTCGAAGACTACGTGTCCTTCGTCTATTGAAGAGGTTGCAACCATGACGTCATCACCACAAATGCAGAAAGTAGAGCCCTCTGTGGTAGCTACTGCGTATTTCAGTATGACGTAATGAGCAAGCTCAAATAAGGGAAAAGACAAATATAGGCCCATGGGTTGCCCATTGGAATACCCAGCTAACTTTAGCCCCTGACCCCTTGGTCCTTCTCCGAAAAGTGAAGGATCATAGAAGAAGGGAAGTTCTAAAAAGCCCAGGTACCCATCTGGTAGTCCCATGGAGGTAAGCAACTGACTTTGGAAGTCTCGAGAAAGCCTATCAGTGGCTTCAGACAGATCTATCGACAACATATACTTGCCTTTAGCAAGATTATCTATGGCGAATCGCTCCATCCTACTTTGTTCCCCTGATGCGATCTCCGGTAGAGACCAAAGCCATTTTCTTAACCAATCAGCTAGTTTCTTTGTAGCTAGTTGGAGAATTTGATTGCCTATCAGTATATTACGATATTTTCCTTTATCCGGAATGGGAACTACTCGACCGAGACAGGTTACCTCAATTGGTTTCGTCCGCACCATGATTTCCATCATGGCCGGATTGTTTCCCCACTGAGGCAGAGGATCTGGTTGACCAATGGGACCATTAAAGGTCTCACCCTGGTTATTGCAAAACTTCCTACGAGATGGTACTGATATTTCCCCGTCCAAGACAAAATCTGGGACTCTGGGAAGATCAACATACTTTCTAAGAAGTCGCACATAATTCTCTACACCGGTAGTTCTCTCAACATTTACAATAGAGTCTAATGAAGGACAGCCTACGGTCACTAACTTATAAGAGTTCAAAACTATAAGGATACTTTTGATAGTTTTTAAGTCTCTACCAAGAGAATCAACCAATAGCTTGAACAAATCCAGCTTTGGGACTTTGTATCCTTTATACCGTATGGTTTGAAACCAAGGTTCTGAATACTCCTTATTACTCGCTAGAACTTGGATCGCCTAAACTTTAAGGGCTTTCACTCTCTTGGCGCAGTAGGTTGTACCAGAACACTTAATCCAACGTGGTATAAAATCTATAACACTAGGTCGCAGAGTGGTAATGCCGAATGGCACATGTGGAGGCTTTTTAAATCCTCTGATGTTGACCTTTCGGGGCCGAC